GCCTGACGGTGGGATGTTCTCTGTGAACGACCTGAGGGACTTCAACCTCCTCCGGGTGGTCCCGCAGTACGACCGCAGGGTGAACGGTGACATCGCCATTATGGGAGGCACCGGGAAGTCCACGCAGGAGCTGAAGAACCTCGTCAACGGGATGCGCCAAAAGGCAGGCCCAGGTAAGGACACACTGGAGACTGACGCTCTACTCGATGCGATCAAGATGTTCACCGGGCGTGCTCGGAGAGACCCAGATGGTGTCTGGGCGACCTTCGCTCGGTCCTTGAACGATGTCGGCTTTATGACGAAGAACGCCTATATGGGCGCTCAGAACATCACTGAGGCCGCTTCGTTGATCGTTAAGGGCCATCAGCGGATGCTCCTGAAGGGCGTCCCATTGCTCAAGCAGTGGACAACGGCTAAGGCCAAGCTGGCACCCGAGGACATCAAGCAGATGCACGGCTTGCTGTTCGGAAAGGAACTGGACGATCTCATTCGGCCAGAGCGCCAGGACATCGTGGATAACCTTCGCCAGAACAGCAGCGAGATAGGCGCTCAGGTCGCAGGGAGCGTTAAGTACGCCACGCAGGAACTCTCAGCGCGCTCACCGTTCACTTGGTTGCTCAGGGAGTCCGGTAACTACCTCATGGATGCCGGCCGCCAGGGTGCCCTCGTGGACCTTATCGACCACACCCTGAATGGCAAGGTGACTGACCTGTTCAGCCCTGAGCGTCTGCGCTCTGCCTCGGTTTCCCCTGAGCAATTCAAGGGGATTCAGGACCTCATCAAGGCCCACTTCAAGCAGGACCGAAAGTCCGGCAAGTGGCGCATTCAGAACCCCGAAGGGCTGGCCTCGGATGTCCGCTCTATGGACCTCTACCGGCTCGGGGATCGTGTCTCTGATGAATCCATGCTGCGTCCCCACAAGATGTCCTTTGCTCCCTCCAAGCAGTATGGGGCGGGCTGGGCGATGGCCCTTCAGTTCAAGATGTTTGTCCTGAGGAGTCTCAATGGCCGCATGGCTCGTGGATGGATGGAGGCAACCCGCAATGGGCAAGTCCTCGATCAGACCATGCAAGTGCTTGTCTCGGTGGGTTTGGCCACAGCGTTCTATGCCGCAAGTGCCCACACGAAAGCCCTGGGACTGCCTGAACGAGCCCGTGAGAAGTATCTGGAGAAGGCCCTGAGCCCAAGCATGATGGCCTATGCGGCGATCTCAAGGAGTTCCCATGTGGGTGCTCCGCTGGGCGCTTTCGGTTTCCTCAGTGCCCCCTTCGGCTTGGATCAGGCGGCCATGGTGCGGACCTCAGTGCTTCCTCGACAAGAATCAGGGCCAGCCGAGAAGGCCGTGAAGTACAGCCCACTCCAATCGGATGTGGTCGGTGACTTTGTAGGCCGGGTCGGTGAGCAGGTCCCCGGTGCCGGTGTCGCGGCAAACCTTGCGGTCGGCATTGGGTACAACGGGATGAACCTCATCTCCGACAAGCGCGGAGTGGATGCCCAGGCCCATCGCACGGGTCTCTGGAATGCTCTCAAGCAGTTCGTACCTAACGACCCTTTGAGTCAAAGCCTGATGCAACGTCTGGCTGAGGACCAGGGCGTGGACCGGACACGGTAAAACCCCTCACTTTAAGGGACCTTCGGGTCCTTTCTTTTTGTCTACTGATAGGAGTCCCTATGGCCATTACGACCATTTACACCTATCCGCTCAACGGGACCCAGCGGGATTTCACGATCCCCTTTGAGTACCTTGCCCGTCGCTTCGTTGTTCTTACCCTCATCGGTACAGATCGCCGCGAATTGACGCTGACAGCCGACTTCCGGTTCCTCACTAAGACCCTCGTTCAGACGAACGTGGCCTGGGGACCAGCGGACGGCTATGAGCGGATCGAGATTCGACGCAACACCAGCGCAACAGATCGACTTGTTGATTTCGCTGATGGCTCCATCCTCCGGGCTGCTGAGCTGAACACCTCCCAGGTCCAAACCCTGCACGTTGCCGAAGAGGCGCGCAACATGGTGGCCGATACGATCTCTGAGAACTCCGATGGTGATCTCGATGCCCGTGGCCGGCGCTTGGTAAACCTCGCGGATGCTATGGAGCCTGACCATGCAGTGACTCTGCGCCAGGAGCAAGCGTGGGCCGAAAGCACCCTAAGCAACCGAAATGCTACTGCAGCCGCAAAAGATCGCTCCGTAATCGCGCAGACAATCACTGAGACTAAGGCCGGTGAGGCTATGGTTTCAGCTGCTTCAGCTAACAGCTCGAAGGTCGCGGCTCAACTCTCAGAGACCAACAGCAAGACTTCAGAACTGGCTGCAAAAACCTCAGAGACCAACAGCAAGACTTCAGAACTGGCTGCAAAAACCTCAGAGACCAACAGCAAGACTTCAGAACTGGCTGCAAAAACAGATGCGGACAGGGCTGCTGGCTACGCTGCCGGGCTGAACCTTCCTGCCATCATGGGGAACGCACAGCGCTTCTTGCGAGTAAACCCTGCGGGTACTGGGTACGAGGTAGTAGAGGGCTACACGAAGGCACAGGTAGATACCGTTACCGCCGAGATAACCTCTCAGTTAAACGCACTGTCTATGGCTGTGAATGACGCCATCGCCAAGAGCCAACAGGTCCTCCATGTGGCTGATATAAAGCCGGCAGGGACCATGGCAGGGACGCCTTCAACACTCAACACCCGAGTCCTGAATACAGTCGTCGTCAACACAATTCCAGGGGCTTCCCTTGCTTCAAACAGTGTGACGCTCCCAGCTGGGACATACGAGGTGCACGCGCGCGTTCCTACGTTCGGGGGTGCAGGGGTTCGTGTATGGCTTCAGAAGACAGACGGGACGACTCTCGGGTCCGCGAATGCTTACGCAATGAATGCGGATGGCGGTGTGTTCGATTTCACCGTCAAGACATTTTTGGCCGCCAGTGAGCCCATAACTTTTACGGTGGTGCACGCCATGTTGACCCCTTACCCGTATACGTTCGGGCTTGGTCACTCAGGGGCGTCTTCGCAGCCGAAACCTGAGGTTTACACCGAAGTGTTCGTTCGGCGAATCAAGTAGGAGACCCAATGATCTCAATCGATTTCAACAACGGGATTGTCCAAGCGACTCCCGTTGCGGGGGCGGCTGCTACTGACGCAGTAAGTCGCCTTGTGCTTGGTATGACCCTCAATGAGTGGTTCTACGTTAGCGCCATTTTGTACACCTTCGTGATGACCGGACTGGCCGTCTACAAGGCAATCAAGGAGAACAACCCAAAGGAGTGACCCTATGTCCCAGTCCCTTCTGGAGCAGCTACTGGAGGCCATCGACACCGAGAAAGCCCAGTACATGCTTGCAGACCTCCGCAACCCAGAGAAGCGGACCCCTCAGCTCTACAACGCCATCGAGAAACTGCTGGAACGCCACAAGTTCACCATCAGCAAGTTGACCCCGGTTGAAGGCATCCTCGGTGAGCTGGCATCGGCCCTGGCTGAAGTGCCCACCCTGACCGACGAAGAACAAACCAAACACTAAAAGGAACCTAAATGAGAGCCCTCATAGCGAAAGCTGTGGGGGCTTTTTTCGTTGTGGCCTTGGTCATCGGATTGACCTTCGCACTTGGATACAACGTGCGCGACAACAAGGCAGAGCGGGAAGCCCACACAGCTCTTATTGAACACCAGAAGCAACTGGAGGAGGCGCGCAAGGCGTCCCAAGGAGAACTCAATGCAATATCCACTGACTGGCGGCAGAAAGTCCGCACTACCAAGGCTGAAGCCGCTGGCACTGTCGCTGAGCTTCGCGCTGATGGTATCCGGCTGCGGGTCGAACTTGCCGATGCAACAGTGTGCTCAGTCACAGGTAACTGTGGACCAGGGCCTGATGGAAAAGCCGAGCTATCAAGCCGAGCTTCTGAATTTCTTGTCGGACAAGCCAAGCGAGCTGACGACCAAGTAGAGGCACTGCAAGAAGTCATTCGGACCCTCCAAAAGGAGGTGCCCGGTGAATAAGGACCAGCAGCACCTTGACCAGATGAAGGCCGATTTTGTGGCCTTCCTGTTCGTCCTCTGGATGGCTCTGGGGCTCCCTAAGCCCACCAAGTGCCAGATAGATATGGCCCGTAAGCTGAGCGCCGGGGACAACCGAAGGTTCATCCTCCAGGCGTTCCGAGGGATCGGGAAGTCCTTCATTACCTGCGCCTTCGTGGTGTGGAAGCTGTGGAACAACCCTCAGCTCAAATTTATGATCGTGTCTGCGTCCAAGGAACGGGCCGATGCGAACTCCGTGTTCATCAAGCGGATCATCGACCTGTTGCCTTTCCTTCACGAACTGAAGCCAAGGGCAGGGCAGCGGGACTCCACCATCAGCTTTGACGTAGGGCCGGCAAGTCCTGACCACTCACCATCGGTGAAGTCGGTCGGTATCACAGGCCAGCTCACAGGTAGCCGTGCTGACATCCTCATCGCGGATGACGTGGAGGTCCCTAACAACTCGGCAACCCAGGCAGCACGGGAACGGCTCGGTGAGCTTGTTCGAGAGTTCGATGCGATCCTGAAACCGGGCGGTACGATCATCTACCTGGGTACACCCCAAACCGAGATGACCCTGTACCGGGAGCTGGAGAACCGTGGTTACACGACCACCATCTGGCCTGCGCGCTACCCGAAAGACTGGAAGGACCTTGAGAACTACGGGATTCGCCTTGCTCCCATGCTTGCTCGTGAGCTACAGGCAGACCCTGAGGGCACCTTCTGGCAACCAACGGACCCTGTCCGCTTTGACGACACGGACCTTCGGGAGCGTGAGCTGTCCTACGGCAAGGGTGGCTTTGCTCTCCAGTTCATGCTCAACCCGAACCTATCGGACGCTGAACGCTACCCACTGAAGCTGCGAGATTTGATCGTAGCGGCCCTTGATAGCGAGAAGGCCCCTCTGTCCTACCAGTGGCTCCCAAACAATGGGAACGCGCTTGAGGACCTGCCCAACGTGGGCCTGAAAGGCGACCGATACCACAGATACCAAGAGGCCAATTCAAGCTTCATGGCCTATGAGTCCCGCATCCTTGTGATCGACCCCAGTGGTCGTGGTAAGGACGAGACCGGCTACGCAGTCCTGTTCCAGCTCAACGGCTACATCTACCTGATGGAGTGGGGCGGCTTCCGGGGCGGCTATGAGGACAAGACCTTGGAGTCCCTGGCGAAGATCGGTAAGAAGTGGAAGGTAAACGAAGTGGTTATCGAAGGTAACTTCGGTGACGGT